ATGAATCAAATATTAGTAACAGAAAAATTATATATAACGCCAGAATTAAAAAGAAAAAAGAAAATATATAAATTTTATTTCATATTATCAGTATTTATAGTATTAATTCTAACATCATTTTACATATATGCCGAATATGACAGAAACAAAAGTGCAGAAGTTTCACAACAATTATTAGACGACATGAATAAAACACTAGAGGGAACAACAGAAGATACAACAATAGCACAAGATGATGTTTTATTAGTAGTACTTAATGGAACAAAAGAAGAAACACAACAAGAAGAGCAACAAAATCAACAAGAACAACAATCAAGTGTAACAACTGCAAACAACAAAGCAGAATGGAAAACATCTGCAGCAGGATACAAATATAAAATTATAGCAACTGTAGAAGTACCAAAGATCAGTTTAAAATACACGGTTGTTCAAGGGCAATCAGGAAGCATAGAAGAAACAGAATCACTATTAAAAAGTTCACCTGTAAAATACCATGGATATGACCCAAACGAAGTTGGGAATTTCTGTATAGTAGGACATAATTACAGAAACTCAAAATTCTTTAGCAAAGTTCCTAATTTAACAGTAGGAGATACAGTAAAATTAACAGACTTAACAGGTAGAACAATAAATTATGAAGTATATGATAAACATACAGTAGACCCAAGTGACACAAAGGACACAACACAATTGACTGGAGGAAGAAAAGAATTAACATTAATTACATGTACAGATGATAGTAAATTAAGAGTAATTGTAAGATGTAAAGAAGTAAAATAAAGGTAAAAATATAGTCACAAATAGATATTCCCTTTCATATAATAAAATAAAATTATTATATGAGGGGGATTTTTCTTGGCAAAAATATTAGTTTTTAATAATGATACATTAAATTCAAAAAGACATACACTAAATCTTGTAGTGTATATCTATATTTTTATCGGTTATAACTATTTTATCTATAATTGTGTGACAAAGTAATTTTAATTGTTCAAAGTCTTTAGTATTGATTTTTTCATTAATGTTTTTAACGTATTCAATTAAATAATTATCTTGTGTTATATTATTTTTTTCAATAATAGTACTTAATTGAGAAGAAATATTTTGTTTTTCTTTTTCTAGAACCTCTATTTTTTGATTAATATATTTTGAAATAGTTATATTTCCTTCTGCAATAGAGTTTATTAGATTTTGAATTTGTATATCTATTTTTATAATTTTGTTTTCAAATTCCTCTTTTTGTTTTAATAGATTTATATTTTCTTTTTTATTATTTTTCATATATTTTTCAATCTTAGTTTCTATTTCATTTGAATTAAAATGTTTTTTTATATCATTAATAACTATATCTTCTAATTTTGAAATATCAATCATTTTATTGTCACATTTAATTCTGCCTAAATTTCTTTTTGTACTACAAATTAAATAATAATATTGAATACCATATCTATTTTTACAGCCCTGTGTAACCATATTGGAAGAACATTTTCCACACTTAACTAATCCGCATAAAAATGAAATTTTAGAAGAGTTTGTACGTGGTGGCAAGTTCTTTTTAGTTCCTTTAATATTTTGAACTTTAAACCAATCTTCGTTTGAAATAAGAGGTACACAATTAATTAAAGACAGAAACATTTCATCATAATTCCTAAGAGCTTTAACATTGTTATTTTTCTTAGAATTTCCATATAAGTTTGCCGTTTTTGTGCCATCAAAATGTTCGATATTATTTGTTATACAAGTACCACGTTTATTAAAGTAATCATAAATTTTAGTAGTAGCTTCGGTATAAATAGGTCTTGATAATATAGCATTTACTGCATTGATTCCCCAATTACCAGATTGTTTCTTTGTTGGTATATTTTGATAGTTTAATTGTTGAGCTATTTTTCTCATACTAATATTTTGATTTATATACATATCATAAATTTCTTTAACTATTTTAGATTCATCTTTGTTTTCTACTAATACAGAATGCCTTTTTCCATCATTGCCAATAATATGTTTTATTTCATATCCATATGGAGCATATCCACCAGCCCAATAACCATTATTAGCCCTAAAATAATAGTTGTCAGTAACACGTTCGACAATAGTTTCTCTTTCCAATTGTGCAAATGTCATAACTATATTAATCATAGCTCTACCCATTGGAGTATTAGTATCGAAATTTTCTGTTGCAGAAACAAAATCAACATTATGCTCAAATAATATTAATAATTGAGAAAAATCAGCAATGCTTCTACTTATACGGTCTAATCTATAAGCTATAACTTTAGTAATAAGACCTGATTTTATATCTTCGAGAAGTTTTGAAAATTGTGGTCTATTTATATTTTTCCCAGAATAACCAGCATCTTTATATATTTTATAATCTTGATTTTCACAATAATATTTACATTTTTCTATTTGAGCTTCAATACTAACGCTATCTTTTTTTTCTATAGATTGTCTTGCATATATTGCTATCATACTAACACCTCTATTCAAAAATACCCTTTATTTTTGCTTCTTTTACTCTACCTATTATTTTTACTGGTACAGAGTTCATTTCATCATAGGTGAATTTTTTTATAGGGTAATATGGATTCATTGCATGTAATTCTATTCCTTCATTTGTTTTTATAACTTTTTTTACTGTAGCTTCATCACCGTTTATAAGAATTACAGCTGTTTGTCCACTTTCAACATCATCTTGGTCATGAACTATTACTATGTCACCCTCACTTAAAAGTGGAAGCATGCTATCACCAGTTATTCTTAATGCATAATATTCTTTTATATTAGGTATGCTTTCTTTTAATGTAATATAATCAACTACATTTTCTTCTGCTAACCAATCATAGCCAGCCTTTACAGTTCCTAAAATCGGAATTACATTTAAATTATTTGATAAAATGTCTTCATTTAATTTAAATTCTTGTTCATCATCTAACATTTTCAGTAAATCATCTATAGGTATATTCATTGCATTTGAAATATATTTTACACTATCTAAAGTAGGGGCAATTGGTTTTCCTGTTCTATAATCTATATTTTTTTCTAACATAGAAATATAAGTATAACTCAAACCGCATTTACTGGCAAAAGCTCTCAATGATAAATTGTTTTCTTTTCTATATTTTTTAATAATTTCTCCTAAAAACATTTTTAAATCTCCTATCTATTGATATATCTATATTGTACAACATATTAAACAAAAAGTCAAAAAAAATCTATATTTTTTTGTTAAATATGCTTGACAAACAAAAATAATAGATATATAATCTGTTCAACAAGTTAAACAAAAGCGAGGTGAGATGATGAAAAACAGATTAAGAGCAATAAGAGAAGAAAAAGGTATTTCGCAAGAAGAATTATCAGAAAAATCAGGGGTTTCAAGAACAACGATATCTGAGTTAGAGACAGAAAAGAAAGAAGTAACAACAAATATTACATTAGAAAAAATTGCAAAAGCATTAGGAGAAAAAGTTTCAAATATTTTTTTTGTAAATTAAGTTCAACATGATGAACAAAAACAACAGGTACAGGCAATATGAATAAAAATTAAGAGAGGAGCTGGTCTTATGAAAACAGAGTATAAAGTTAGAAGTTTTGTTATTGATAATACAGAAGAAGAAAAAGAAGAAGTATATGAAAAATTAGCTAATATTTTTGTAAGAATGGCTCAGAAAGAATTAGAAGAAAACAAAAAATAAACGAAAGAAGGTGAAAACAAATGAAAAGAATAAACAAAGACAAAATATACAACTTTATTGGACGAGCAGTAGTATATAGCAGTCTATATATAGCAACAGTAGGATTTACAGTATGGGGATTTTTACAAGGAATGACTTATTAGGAGGGAAAGAAAATTGAAAAATAAAAATAAAGAACTATCAAAAGATAATCCTTTTAAATATTTTTGGAAATTAACATTAATTGCATTATTCTTTATTGGAATTAGTATTGTTTTTATTACATATATCATCAGAGTTTTCTTTAGAGTTTGAAATTTTAGTAAAAACAAAATGTATATATAGAATAAGAGAGATAAGACCAAATGCAAATGCAAATAAAAACAATAAAGTCATAAAAGCATCAAACCAAGAAAAATTCATAATAATAACCTCACTTTCGAGGATATTATACAATAATTTACAAACTTTTACAAGAAAGGAGTAAAAAAAGTATGGGAAACAAAAGAGTAACATCATTGTATATAAGACTAAATGACAAGAGATTAATAGACATTGAACAAGACAAATTTAGACAAAAACTAGATAGACTGCATTCTAACTGGAGTAAGTTAATACAGAAAAATAAAAAAGAACTAGACGTCGGCAAAACATACTAGTTCAGAAACACTTAAATATATGAATCTATTGTTATTATAACATTTTTAGCAATAGAAATCAAGAGGTGTAAAAATGGTTGTAAAAGATTTAAGTAATAGTTTCCATCCATGCCCAAAACGGGCAATGTAATTTTACAAAGAAAAAGTCAGCAGATAAACCTAAAAACAATATTAAAGAAAATCAGAAGAAACGGCACAAACGATGTAGTAACAGACTTTTGTATTATGCCAAAAAGCACTAAATATAGCACAAAAAGAACTAAAAAATATTGTGAAAGACACGAGGCCTATTATTCAAGAGCATACAGAAGTAAAAGTATTAAAGATGGTTTAATTGTGTTTTTAACAGAAGAGGACCACAGGGGAACAAACGGAGTGCATGGAAAGAATGGAAATAAGTTAAATAGATATTTAAAGAAAGTAGCACAAAAGGCATGGATGGAATATTACAAAAAAACAAAAGAAGAGTTTATTAAAAGATATGGAAAAAGTAATTTTTAGGAGGATAAAAACATGGACAAAGAAGAAAAACTAAAAGAAAAAAGAGAAGAGATTATTAAATTTTTGAAAGAAGAAAAAATAACAGCACATGATTGGGATTGGATGATAGTTAAATACATAAATCAAAAATATGAAGGATGTACATTGCAATAAGCAATGTACTGTCACACAGAGGTTATCCACTGAATTTGGGAAATATGAATATGATACATTTTGTCGTTATGAATCAATCTAAGAAATTGATTAGTTGTTGATAGATTTTTCTTAGATAAAAAGTCATTTACAAATATTTCTGATGTTTCATCTTCAATATAGTCATTATCACCAAGTTCAGTCCATACACCTTTTAAATTGGCGTAAACTACCATATAATCACCGCCTTTCAAAGTGATTATATCATAATAACAGAAAAGGAGAAATAGAAAAATGGACAATCCGAATTATTATGCAATAATACCCGCAAAAGTAAGGTATGATGATAGATTAAGAGCAAATGAAAAATTACTATATGGAGAAATATCAGCATTATCAAACAAAGACGGTGAATGTTGGGCTAATAATTCATATTTTGCAAAAGTATATCAAGTTACAACACCGGCTATAAGCAAGTGGATAAGCGATTTAGAAAAATGTGGATATATAGCAGTAGAGTATATTAGAAAAAATGGTTCTAAAGAACTAGAAAAAAGAATCATACATTTAAACGAGGTATTAACAAATGTTAATGGGGGTATTAACAAAAAATTAAGGGGGTATTCACAAAAGTTTAAAGAGAATAATACAAGTATTAATAATAAAAAAGAAGAAGAAAGGAATTTTCAAAAAGAGCTGAAAGACGTTATTGAATTTTATGAGAATAATATAACACTAATAACAGCGTTTATTTCAGAAGACATGGAAAACTATTTAAAGTCAGGACTGTATGCAGACTTAATTATCGAAGCAATGAAAGAAGCGGTTTCTAGAAACAAAAGAAATTGGAAATACGTAACTGGAATATTAAATGACTGCATAAACAACAAAGTGTATACAGTAAAACAATTTAAAATCAGACAAGAAGAATTTAAATCAAATAAAACACAAACACATCAAAGTAATAAAACAAAAGAAAAAATTGAATACAAGGAAGTAGAGTTGACAGAAGAACAGTATAACAAAATGATGAACGAAAGAGGTAAAAAATATGAATGATGAAGAAATAGAAAAAGCAGTATTATTTTATATCATTTTCAAAAATGAACTATTTGATTTATCAGAAAAAGATTTCACAAATCAATGCAATAAAAAAATAATAAATGCAATAAATGAATTAAAAGCAAAAAAAGAAGAAATTAGTATGCTAACAATACAAAGCAAAATAGATAGTGATTCAAGTAAAGTTTTAAAATACTTAAGCGAATTAGGAAATTACATATACAAAACAAATGCACAAACGGCATATGAGATGTTAAAAGATAAAACCAAAAAACGCGAATTACTAGAACTAGCCAAAAATATTCAAAAAGAGATAGAACAAATTGAAGATGTTGATGTTTATCTAGAGAAGAGCATATCAGAAATACAAAAGATAGAGTTTCAAACAGAAAAAGAAGAAAATTTTGTGGATGAAGTAGCAAAAACGGCAACAAAGATTGAACAAAACATTAACAAAAAACAAGATTATAGTTATTATACAGGTTTCTTCGATTTGGATGACTTAACAGATGGTTTGCACAAGGGTGAACTTACAATAATTGGAGCAAGACCACGGAGTTGGAAAAACAACATTTTCTTTACAGATAGCAGAGCATATATCTAAAAAGCAGAAAAATGTAACTTATGTATGTCTAGAAATGTCAACAGAACAAATGATTCAAAAGATGTTAGCAAAAGAAGCAAGAGTCAATTCAAGAAAGATAAGAAATGGTGATTTAACATCAGAAGAGATAGATAAAATTGGAATTGCGTGTGCAGAAGTCTGCGATTTGAAAATGAGTATATTAACAAAAATAAGAACAATTCAACAGATAGAAATTGTAGCAAGAAGAATGAAAAACAGAGGAAAACTAGATTTGTTGATTATAGATTACTTACAACTAGTTAGAAGCAATGCTAAATTTCAAAGTAGAGAGCAAGAAGTTGCAGACATATCAAGAACGTTAAAACTTTTAAGCATAGAGTTAGAAATACCGATTATTGCACTTTGTCAGTTAAATAGAAATGCAAGCAGAAACGAACCAACACTGGCAGATATAAGAGAAAGCGGTTCTATTGAACAAGATGCAGACAATGTAATATTTTTATATCAAGAAGATGAAGAGAATAACATAGTAACAGTTGATTTACAAAAGCAAAGAGCGGGAAACATCGGAAAATCAAGATTAAAATTTAATAAAATTAATAGTGAATTTGTTAATTTAGAAAGGTAACTTATGAAAAAGATAATAAAAGAAACAGAATTAAAAAATGCAAGTAACATAGAAAAATGTAAATTGATATTACAAATCATAAAAGGACAAGCAATTTACACAAAAGGAGGATAAAAAGTGGACAATATAACAAAAGAAACAAGAAAAGAAAGTTATAAAAAACTTGAATTGAAAAAGAAAAGCAAATTGATATATGACAACTTAGACGGAGAATACACAGCAAGAGAATTAGCAAATAAATTGTATAAGAAGCGGTTTAACAAGAACAGCAGAAAGACAAGAAACGGCACCACGTTTAACTGAATTAGTAGAGTACGACTTAGTAGAAGTAGTTGGAAAGAAATTTGATTCAATAAGTAACTGCAAAGTAGCAGTATATAAAAGAAAAGGAGATTTTGAAGATGTTAAAGATATTTAAAAATATAAAATATAAAATCAAAGATAAAATATTTGAATTTGCTATAGAACAAGACAGAAATGAATTTTCAAGAATTATAAATAGACCAAACGAGGGAGAAATAGTTAAAATCGATAATATAAAGATATTAAAATTTTTTACAAAACCGAATCAAGAAAAACTTATCAGTAGAAGAAAGTATTATTTAAAACATAGATATTTTAGAAGTATGATTGTTTTGAATAAAAATAATTATTTGATTGATGGCTATACAACATATTTACTAGCAAAAGAAATGAAATTTGATTACATAACAGTCTTAAGAGAAAAATAAAATAATTGAACGGAAGGAACATAAGAGATGATAGAAGTAAACGAATATGTGAGAACAAATAAAGAAATTACAAAAGTATTAAATTTAGCAAATCAAATGCTAGAAGAAATGGGGGATAAATAATGAAAAAGAATTTTAAAAGAATAATATCAAGTTTATTAGTAGTTTTTATAGGGATATGTTTAATATTGCCAACAAATGTATATGGAAGAGCTCATACATCAGTGCATAGCTCAACACATACATCAGTACATAGTTCAGTTAAAGCAAGTACACCTAGTACAACAACTAAATCAAGTTCAAGTAGTGTTAAAGCAAGTACACCGACAAGTAGTAGTAAATCATCAAGTGTAAGTTCATCAACACCTAAAACAACAACAAGTTCAAGTACAGGAAAAACTTATACAACAACTAAAAGTGAAACAGGAAGAACAACAGTAAATCACGAAACTGTAAAACCAAAAGAAAGTACAACTATAGTAAATAATAACCCAACATATTATACATCATATTCAACTCAACCAAGTTATTCATTAAGTAATAGTATATTTAATTATTATATGTTAAGTGAAATTTTTAAAGATAAAGACAAAGAAAAAGACAAAGTTAGTGAACAAGATATAGTTAAAGCATTAGAAGAAAAAGGATATTCAAAAGAAGAAATTGACCAAATTTTAGATGAAGCAAAAACAGAGGAAAATGAAAACAAACCATTTTATGATGGATGGAAATGGTATAACTGGACAATCTTTATCGGAATTATATCAATATTAACTATTGGACTAATAGCGTTAATAGTTTTTATATGTTCTTTATAGGAGAAGAAAATGAAAATAAGAGAAAAATTATATAGAGTAGTAGAAAAAGATACAGAATATTTTGAGTGGTATGACATTATGATGCTTATTTGTATATGGGTAAGCATCGTTCCACTAATATTTAAAGAACAAAATAAATTTACTTATGTAATAACTATAATAACAACTTTGATATTTGTAATAGACTATATTTTAAGATGGATAACATCAGATTATAGGCTAAAAAAAGGAGTGATTAGTTTTATAAAATATCCAATAACATTTTCGGCAATATTTGATTTAACAATTATAATTTCGTGTTTTAGTGAATTTTATAATAACCCAATTCTAACATTATTTAGTACATTTAGAATTTTAATGATTGCTAAAACATTAAGGTATTCTAAAAAATTTAAAATAATAAAAAATGTAGTAGAAAAAAATAAAGATATTTTAAAAGTTGTATGTGGATTTACAATAGGATTTATATTCGTAAGTGCATTAATAATGTTTCAATTTGAAGGACAAAGTTTTAATAATTTTTTTGAAGCAATATATTGGAGTACAACTGTTTTAACAACCGTTGGATATGGTGATATATGTCCTAAAACAGAAATAGGTAAATTAATAAGTATAATATCAAGTTTAGTAGGAATAGCATTTGTAGCTTTGCCAACTGGAATTATAACAACAGGATTTGTTGAAGAATTAAATAAAGAGAAAGAGGTAGATAATAATGAAAAAATTAACAAAAATTAAAATATTATGGGATAGGTTTTTTAATAAGATTGTGAAAGTAGATAACATAGAAAAAGTGGAAGAAGGATTAAGTAGACAAAAAGAGGCTTTAAAAAAACTTAATGAAAGTTATTATAATGCAAAAGGTACTTTAGATACATATAAAGATGAATTAAAGAAAAATGAAAATAATTTAAAGAGATTAGATAGATGTTTTGATATATGTAAAACGAAAAATGACAAAAAAGGTGCAAAACAAGTATATGATGAAACAAATACTACAAAACAAAGAATATCAGTATTAAAAGAACAAATAGCAAAACAACAATTAATAGTAGAAAGATTTTTAGAAGCTAAAGAAAAATATGAAAATGGAATAAGAAACTTACAAAATAATTTAGAAACAATGAAATCAAAAGACAGATTTAGTAAAGCAGTAAAAGAATATAATGAAAACTTTGGAGAGTTTGAAGAATTTAATATTGATGATATTCAAAGAGATATTGATAATGAATTTAATGCAAGTAATGCAAAATTAGAAGAACAATCAGATACATTAGATTTAGATGAAATAGAGAACACAAGTAATTTTGAAGAATTGTGGGGTAAAGAATAATGAAAGAATATAAATATAAAGAAGAGTATGATGATATGGTAAAAGAATATAACAACTTTAAAAAAATATATGAAATATTAAAAATATCAGCTAAAGAGATTCAAAAAAGTATGGGAAAAAATGATACAATATCATACTTTTGCATAATCACAAATGAAGAAAAAACATATATTACATTTTATGAGGAAGATGGAACACAACTAATACAAGTAGAAGTTCAAAAAGATTATAAAAACTTTTTTGAATTATTTGATACTGAACTTATAAGAGAAGCAGATGTTGAAAGACCTCAAAATGATGGATATAAATACCGTGGATTTATATTTAATTATAATGAAGAACCATATTTTATAAAACAAATATTATTTGATGAAATTAAATTCGAAAATACTGATTTAATAAAAGAGATAAAAGATGAACTAGAATATTATAAAGACAAAATTATAACAAAAAAGAATGAAGTTTTTGATTATACAGAAACAAATAATATATTAAATCAATATAAATTTGAGGAGGACTAATAAATGGAAGAATATCATAAAATACAAACAATCCTAACAAAAGAAATTTATATGGCTAATTGCTATAAAGTAGGAGGAGAAGATGAATAGAAAATATAAAAAAGAAGAAATACAAAAGAATATTGATTATTGGGAAAGTGAAGTTCAAAAAGCATTACTAGAGAATGATATTAATAAAGCAATTGGTTGTAGAATTTTAGCAAATAAATTAAGAGAAGATTTAAAGCCAGAGTTATTAGGAGGAGATTAGATATGCCAGAGAAATGTATTAAATGTAAATATAAACAATATTATGGCAAAAATATATTTCCTTGTACGAAATGTACTAATGAACCACCTGTTACTTGTTATGAATGTAGATATGCTGAAATAGGTGGAACATGCAAAAAAGGAATAAGACCATGTGATAGATTTGAATGGAGTTAGGAGGAGAATAAATATGTTAAAAACATTAATAGGCAAAAGAGTAGCAACATATGATGGACATGTTGGAGTAGTAATAAAAAACTTTAAACCGACAGCAAGAGATATGACAGTACATATAAAACAAAATGATGGGCGAATATGGTATTGCCCTGAAAACGATATTATAGTGGTAAAGGAGTAAATAAGATATGGACGAAAATAAAATCTGTAAAGATAGGGAGCCTAAATATAAGCATTGTATTATAAAATATAAAGAATTATATTTAAAGGAATTTTCATTATATCCAAGAGTAAATTGTGAAAATAATGAAGTAACTTTTGAAGCTGATTATATATTTACATCAGAGCATAATCAAGCAAATAAATTTAAAATATTAGATGCAAATTATATAAGCTCGTTATTAAGAGAAGGGACTTCATTAGAATATATATATTAGAGAGGAGTAAATAAGATATGATAGTAATATGCAAAAGTGCAGTAGATACATACAAAGATTTATACCAAAAGGAAAGAACAACGAATGAACTTAATGAAATATTAATAGGTGCTTTACAAAAAAGAACAAAAGAGTTAGAAGAGCAAATTCAAGCATATAAAACACTATTAAAAAACGAATTGGAGAGGAGTGATACATAGTGAAAGAAAAAATAAATAAAATAGGATTACTTAATTATATGTTTTGGAAGTTATTATGTATCATAGAATTAATTTTAAATGTTCCATATTATATTTTAAAAATTATAATAGAGATAATTTATTCCATATTTGATAAATTGAACGATGTTTTTTATGAACAACAATTTGTTTATTTAACGTGGTTTAAGCCAGTAAGAAGATATGTTGAATATCTAAGAAAACGAATAGTGTAGGAGGTGTTTTAAGTGAAAGAAAATAGTATAGAAGAAGATATAAAAATATTAAATGAAATGATGAAAGAAAAAAGAATGGAAGAAGATGTAAAAATATTAGATGAAATGATATTGAATTGTAGATATAAGCATAACTATTATGATGAATATGCAGAAAAGAAAGCAAAAGTGCTAGAAAAGTGCAAAAAAGCATTAAAAGAGAATGAAGAACTAAAAAAACATAATGAAAAATATATAATACATTTAACGGATGAACAATACAAAATAGTAATAGAAAATGCACAAAATGATATAAATCAAAAATGGATTCAAAAAGTAAAAGACAGGATAGAAGAAATAGATAAGATATATAATGATATTCCAGAAGATGAAGGGAATATTGCCAAAGCGATTTTAATAAAAGAAAAACAAGTTTTACAAGAACTACTAGAAGGGAGAAAATAAAATGAACGGAAATGATAATGGATTCATAAAAAATAAAAATAAAGAAAAACAAAGACAAAATAATGTAAGAGAATATCAAAGAAAGTTCTTAAATAAAAAAATGAAAAGAGGATAAATAATAAGAAAGTAGAGGAATTGGAATGGATGAATTAGTAAAAGAATATATGTTAGGCTTATTAAAATGGCAAAAAACAAAATTAGAATGTATAAATTTAGGTTGGACTCAAAATGAGGAAATAAAAACTGAATTACAATTAATAGAAATGGCAGCAAAAAAAGTTAAAGAAAAATTATAAAAAGGAGGACAAATATATGCTTAGATACGAAAATAGAAAAACTAATTCTTTAATCAATATACCAGAAGAGATAAATCTATCTAATATAGAAGATTATACATATTTAATAAAAATGATGATTTATAATGATGAAAAAATTATAAAAAACAAAATGCAGCAGTTAGTTAATTGCTTAGAACAAATAAAAAATAGGAGGACTAACATATGACAAAAGAACAAGCAATAGAAGCTTTAAAAGAGCATAAAAGACAAATAGATAAAAAATATATTAATACAAGAAATTCAAAAGCAATAGAAACAGTTTTATCTATGCTAAAAGAAAAAGACAAACAAATAGATTTAATGGCAAATCATATAGCAACAAGTGATAGTGACTTATGCGAGTATTTAGATATAACAACTAAATGTAAATATTATGCAGGAGACAATGGAAAAACTTGTGATAATTGTATAAAACAATATTTTGAAAATAAAGCAAAAGAGTAGGTGATACAAATGACTAAAACAATAAAAAATCTATTAAAAGCAAAAGAATTAATAGAGAAAAAGCTAGATTTAAACAATAATTTACTTGAAACAATAAAAGTGTTGAGACAAGATGAAAACAGTCTAAAAGAAGAAAATGAAGCTTATGAGATAGCATTAAAACTAATTAAGAAAAAGATAAAAGAAGAATATAATAAATAAGGAGGGGCACTAATGACACGAGAAGATTTAAAAGAGGATATAATATCAAAATTAATTTTACATAAAGAAAAAGAAGGCAAAAAGATAGAAATAGAATTAAAAATAGATGAATATCAGCAAAGATTAGACTATGCTGGCACAGTATATGAAGACAACGAAAAAGACATCATTGAAAATATGCAAATAGCAGGACAAGCTTATGATAGTATGCATAGTAATACAAATAAAATATCAGATAAAGTATCAAGTACAGCATTTAATTATAAGAAAGAACTGAATCACATAAATAAAGAAGATAGAGAATTTTTAGAGAACGAAATAAGAAGATTAACTTTAGAAAAAGACAAAGTAGATAAAGAAATAGCAAGAGTAAAAAATTGGTTAAATAAAATAACGGAAGAGCAAAATACAGTAATATATCTATTCTACATAGAAAATAAAGGAAAAAAGTGGAATAAAGTTGTAGAGGAATACAAAACAGAATACAATAAAGATATTACCGACAGAGGATTAAGAAAAATAAGAGACAAAGCAATAGAAAGTATAACAAATATGGTAGAAATATAAAATGTTCCTAAAAAGTTCCACAAAAAGGTATTGAAAAGTTCCATTCTAATTATATATAATTATAATAGAAAATTTATAAAAAGTCGCAGATAGAAATATCTCATAAGTCCAAGCGGCAACCAATTTGTTGATTTAAGAATAGATGTTCTAAATGTCTATTCTTTTTATTATTATAATTAATGTAAAATAAAAAATACCAGACAAACTGGTAAAATTTCCAAGAGGGGATTCGAACCCCTGACCTAACTCTTCGCAAAAGAGTTGCTCTGTCCAGCTGAGCTACAAGGACATATTGTGTAACTATTATAACACAAAAAGCAAATAAGTCAATATGTAAATAGTACGAAGTATGTAAACATATATAGCAGAATGACAAATGTAGCCGTTCAGTTCTAGAGTGCAATTATATATAACTTGCATATTTCGTAGTGTTTATAAAATAAAAAGGAGATGTACATATGACTAATCAAGAAAGAATAGAAAAGTATAAAAAAGAGCATTGTTCAAAATGTAAAAATAAAGACAAGTTTGATTGTGAAATAAGAGTGTTCACAAATAATGATATAGTGTGTACAAAGTGTGTATATTATGAGAGACAAAATTAACTATGCAAATTGCATGCAAAGAAGATGTGAACAATGCAGATACTATGATTATTGTTTCAGATATAGAGGTGATATAAGTGGAAAATACAATGACAGAAGAACAAATGGAAAACATAAAAAGTCAAATAATAGAAGCAGTTAAGCCAGTAATAAAAGTAATAATGCAAATATATGAAAATATAAAAGATTATTTTGTAAAATTATGGTTAGAATTAAGAACATTTATTGAAGAAATAGATAAATTTTATAAAATATATAAAAGAACAAAAAATAAAAGAATACAGAAAAAACAAATTTCTAAAATAATTAAAATATTACAAAAATATAAAAAAATAAAATATTTTCGACAAAAAACGACAAAATAATAAATAAAATATGATATAATTATATTATCGAGAGGAGAGGATATAATGAATTGCCCAAAGTGTGGAAGTGAAAATGTAAATGTTCAAGTTGTAAATGAACAAAAATTAGTTACCAAACATCATGGAATAATGTGGTGGATTTGTGTAGGATGGTGGTGGATACCAGTAAAATGGTTATTTTTAACTATACCAGCGCTATTTGCAGCAATATTTATTGGAAAAAGAAAGAAAATAAAAAATATAACAAAGACAATGAGAGTTTGCCAAAACTGCGGATATCATTGGAAGAATTAAAGCACTTAGGTGCTTTTTTTCTTTTATTTAAAAGGAGTGAAGTAAATGTTAAAGATTATGTTATTGAGTATATTAAGTCCACTAGCTATATTATGTGGAATAGCAAGCATAGCAATTATATATGCAATAGTAAATAAAATTATAGATATGATAATAGATTATATAAAAGCAATAAACAATAGAGATGATAAGCAATGCTAAAGAGTTGTAGTTATTGTGGAAAGATACATGATAGCAAATATATATGCAAAGAAAAACCTAAACGAAAAAAAGAAGTGACAGAAGCGGACAAATTCAGATGGACAAGATTATGGCAAAAGAAAAGAGAAGATATAAAGAAAAGAGATTTATATTTGTGTCAGATATGTATTAGAGAATTATACAATACAAAAAACAAATACAATACAACTAACTTAAGTGTACACCATAATATACCAATAAATGAAGACTTCAATAAAAGATTAGATAATGACAATTTATTAACAGTATGCGACTATCATCATGAGTTATGTGAGAATAAAAAGATACCAAGAGAAGTAGTGCAAAGAATAATAGATGAACAGGAGAACAGAGAATGAAGTATAGTGATATGACAATAGAAGAAGCGGAAATTATACAGAAACATATTCAGTGTGAGATAATTCTCGATGGGGATAATAAAGAAATTATATTTAATAATATTATGGAGGAATTTATAAATAATTTCAAAGAAGGGTTATTAAATATTTTTGAGAAAGTATGTAAAGTAGCGGAAGCAATAGGAAATACAATTGCAAAAATTATAACAACAATGAATGAATATATAATAAAGTTATTTGATAGAAAGATAAGCAAGAAGAGGTTTATGAAGTTACTACAAAGCAAAAGAATGCAAAGAAATGAGATTAATCATATAGTAAAGAATAATAAAGACAAGTATACAGTGTGGAGATATTTTATAAATAGTCCCCCCTACCATCAAAGGTAAAAAATAAAAATAAATTTTTACACCGACTGCATACCTTCGCTTAAAAAAAATTCCCACATCAACATAAAACAATAATACAAGAAAGGAGATGAACAATATGCCAACGCCAACAAAACCATTTAAGGTATTAACATCTGAAAAAAAGTCACATAGAACAAAAGCTGAACTTAAGATGAGAGAAGAAGGAGAGAAATCATTAAGTACAGATATAGAACTTAAAGAAAGAAAAGAAGTGAGACAAAATAAAGTCGCTCATAAAGAATTTAAAAGAGTACAAAAAATATTAAAAAATATAGATAAAAATGACGCAATTTATGAAGCTGTTATAAATAGATATTGTTTACTCCAAGCAGAGTGTTTTGATTTAGAAGAAAGAAGAGAAGAATGCTATAATTTGATATCTAAATTAAGAGAAGAAGAAAAAGAATTAATTGCAGAACTAAAAGATAGAGAAGATATAGATGAATTAATAGATTATAAATTGGAATACGCTAAATCACTAGCCAAAATGATGAGTTCAATGTCAACTATAGATAAACAAATTCAAGCAAAAAGAAAAATGCTATTAGATATTGAAAAAGAAAATGTTATGACAATAGCATCTGCATTAAGATGCGTACCGAAAAAGGAAGACAAAGAGACAGATAATCCACTTTTGAAAGTATTAAGAGGTGAAGCATAATGTTATTAGAAAAAGCAAAAGAATATGCTCAAGATTGCATAAGTGGAAAAGAAATAACAACATTTGAAGTTAAAACACAGTGCAAATGGTTTTTAGAAGATTTAGAAAAACAAAATAATGACTATTATCCTTATTATTTTGATACAAAACAAATTGGGATAATTGAAGGCATTTTAAAATTATTAAATTTTGCAACAGGATTACATATTGTTGGCAAAAGCATATACGAAGGTTTGGAAAATTTCCAGGCTTTTTTTATTGCTAATATTTTTGGGTGGAGATATAAGACTGATGCTAAGAAGTATAGATACAGAGAAGTTGACTTATTTATACCAAGAAAAAATACAAAAACTTTTCTGGCAGCACTAATATTTATAATATTAATGTTGACTGAAGATGATTATTCAGAGTTTTATTCAATATGTCTAGACAGAGATTTAGCAGGTGAAGTAAAAAAAGCAATATCACAAATTTTAAATGTAAGTCCATCGGTTGGTCAATACTTTAACATTCCCAAAACATTGAGTGGAAGATTAGAGTGTACATTAACACATAGTTTTTATCAGCCAAGAACAGCAGAAGCAAATAGGAATAACTCAATAAAACCAAGTGCTTTTATTGCAGATGAATTTGGAGCAATGAAAGATAATTCAAATGTTGAAGCAATGAAATCTGGTCAATTAAATATAAGAAATCCATTAATGTTTAGATTGACATCAGCATATGCAGAGGATAAATCAATAATGCTAGGAGAACTTGATTATTTAAAAAAAATATACAAGGGGCTTGAAACAGATGAAAGATTATTTGCGTTAGTATATTATGCAACAGAAGAACATTTATGGGATGACATTGGATTACAAATGGCAAATCCGTTAAGAGTTGAAGAAAACTATAACGAAATTCGAGACAGTAGAAAAAAAGCACTAGCAAAGCCAGATGAAAGAGTTGAGTTTTTAACAAAACATATGAATTATTTCATGCCGTCAAATTCTGGTGAAGAGTTTATAACTTTAGATAAATTAAGATTATGTAAAAACACAAGAGGAGTATTTGATTGGAACGGAAAAGATGTATATGTAGGATTAGACTTAGCAATGACAAATGATAATACATCAGTTTCAATGGTAACAATAGAAGATGACATGATATTTGCAAAATCATGGGCTTTTATTCCTACTGAAAGAATTGAAGAAAAAAATCGAAGAGAAAGGACAGATTATAGAAGATTTATAGAAGATGGAAGTTGTTTTGCTTGCGGAGAGGAAATTATATCATATAGTTTTGTTGAAAGATTTATTATGAATTTAGAAAAAGAATATGGTGTTCATATCGTACAGATAGGTTATGATAGATATAATTGTATTTCTACAGCAAATAAACTTCAAGAGGCAGGATATGAGACAGTTGAAGTAAAACAACATTCAAGTGTTCTACATCCACCAACAAAATTTTTACAAGAAAGTATATTGCAAAGAAAATTTAGTTATGATGGTGACAGATTATATGAAATAAATTTTCAAAATGCAAAATGTACAGAAGATACTAACTTAAATAAATATGTTAATAAGAAAAAATCTAGTGGAAAAGTCGATATGGTTGTAAGTACAATTATAGCGACTTATTTATTACAACAAAAAATATTAAATGAAGATAATTTTGTATGTCAAAGTTTTTAGGAGGTGAGAAAAGTGAAAATAAGAAATATTTTTAAAAGAAATATAAAAAATGAAGCAAATAAAGAAACAATTATTGATGAAAATTCGGTAAACGATGTAATACTAAAAGCTTTGATATCTGGAGAAGAAATTGACAGAGAAAAAGTATTAATGATACCTGCAGTTTCAAGTGCAGTGGGGCTAATTTGTGATTCATTTGCAATGATACCATTTAAGTTATACAAAAAAACAACAAAAGATGGAAAGAAACAGACATCAGAAGTAGAAGATGACAGAGTAAATATTATAAATTTAGACACAAAAGATACCTTGGATGGGTTTCAATTCAAAAAAGCAATTGCAGAAGATTACCTCTTAGGAAAAGGCGGATATGCATATATCAACAAAAAAGGTAATAATTTTGTTGGGCTAAATTATGTAGAAGAAAAGAAGGTTTTATTTGAAAGAAATACTGATGCAATATATAAAAATTATTACATATTAATTGATGGGAAAAGCTATAGACCGTATGATTTCATAAAATTGTTAAGAAATACAAAAAATGGAGCATACGGAACAGGATACACAAAAGAAATAAGTAAAAGCTTGGAAACAGCATATAAAAGAATAATATATGATTTAGAACTAATGAGAACAGGCGGAAATAAAAAAGGCTTTTTGAGAGCACAAAAACATTTAGATGAAAAAGGAATGGAAATATTAAAAGAACAATGGAATGATTACTTTGCTGGAAAGTCTAGTTGTGTAATTTTAAATGATGGGATGGAATTTCAAGAAGCATCAAATACATCAGTTGAAAATCAATTAAATGAAAAAAATAAAACTTTTAGTGAAGAGGTAAAAGAAATATTTCACATAGGAAAAACAAATGAGGATTTCTTAAAAAATGCAATTATGCCAATCGCAACAGCATTTTGTACTGCCTTAAATCGAGACTTCTTACTTGAAAAAGAAAAGAAGTCTTATTATTTTGCACCAGACTATACAGAATTAATCAGATGTACTATAAAAGAAAGATATGAGGCATATAAAACTGCAATAGAATCTGGATTTAAAACAATAAATGAAGTTCGATATTTAGAAGGCGATGACGCACTTGAAGGTTTAGATTTAGTAAATTTAAGCTTAGGAAGTGTATTATTTGACCCAAAAACAAAACAAATTTATACACCAAACACTAACAAAACAGTTAAAATGGGTGAAGAAAACAAGGACGACAAAAAGATAGATGAAAACAACAAGGAAAATAAACAACAAAATGGTGAAGAAGCGGAGGGAGGTGAGCGAATTGAAGAATAAGTTTTATGAAATTAAAAACATAATACCAAATGCAAGTGCTGACCTCTACTTGTATGGTGAAATAGTTACAGATGATACTGACTGGTGGACTGGCGAGAAAGATAGTAATTTAATTGGATTACAAAGTTTCAAAGAAGAACTTGATAATTTAGGAAATATATCAGACTTAAATATATTTATGAATACACCAGGCGGAGAAGTATTTGTAGCAACTACAATATGCAGTATGTTACAAAGATTAAAAGATGCTGGAACTAAAATTCATACATATGTAGATGGATTGTGTGCGAGTGCAGGTACATTTATTTTGATGATGGGTGACGATGTAAATATTTATGAAAATTCAGTTGTAATGATACATAAACCAATAAATATCTGCTATGGTAATGCATTAGATTTTCAAAAATGCATAGATGTTTTAAATACTATTGAAAATAGTACTATGATACCACTTTATATGAAAAAAGCAAAAGTCGACGAAGAAAAAATAAAAGAGCTTATAAATGCTGAAAGTTGGCTAGGAGCAAAAGAAGTGGATGATACATTTGATGTCAATTTAATAAAAGAGCAAAAACAAGTTGCTGCATGTGCATCTAATTTATTTAAAAATTACAAGAATGTACCAAAGTCATTAAAAAATATGCTTAAAAAAGCAGAAGAACCAAAGTTAGATTATTCTGATTTTGAAAAAAGACTATTTAATATTAAAAAATAACAAAAACAGCTATTAATTTAGTTGTTTTTTTATTTTATAAAAATTTTAAAGAAGGAAGGTAAAAAACATGAATGAAAAAGAATTAATGGAAAAAAGAAACGAATTACAATCAAAAATGGAGGAAATATTAAACAAGGCAAAAGTTGAAAACAGAGCTATGAATGATGAAGAAATCAAAGATTTTGACAATGTAGAAAAAGAAATAAAAAATATTGATGCTACATTAGAAAGAAGTAAAAAAATTAATGAAATGGAATGTAAAAAGCCAGAAGGAGAAAAAGAATTAACACAAGAAGAAAAAGATGTTAAAGCATTTGCAACATTCATAAGAAATTATGTAAGTGGTGTACCACAAAATTCTGAAACACAATTAACAAAAGGTGATAATGGAGTGATAATACCAAAAACAATAGCTCAAAAAGTTATTGATAAAGTTATTGAAATATCACCATTATATGCAAGTGCAACAAGATATGATGCAAAAGGAACATTAGCTGTACCAAAATATGATGATACAACAGATGATGTAACAGTTGCTTATGCTACAGAATTTGACGAATTAGTTTCTCATTCTGGGAAATTTGCTACAGTTGAATTAACAGGATTTTTAATTGGAGCATTAACAAAAATATCAAAATCATTACTAAATAACAATGATTTTAATTTAACAGATTATGTTGTAAATAAAATGGCTGAAAAATTCAAACTATTCTATGAAGGCGAAATGTTAAATGGAACAGACGGTAAAATTTCAGGTATTACTAAATCTTATGATTCAACAAATATGAAAGTAACATTAGCTGCAAAATCTTCTATAACTGCAGATGAATTAATAGATATTCAAGAAACTGTTCCAGACGCATATCAAACAAACGCTTATTGGATTATGAATAGAGACACAAGAAAGAAAATAAGAAAATTAAAAGATGGCGATGGAAACTATATTTTAAATAGAGCATTTAACGAAAAATGGGATTACGAATTATTAGGTAAACCTGTTTATTGTTCTGAGAAAGTAGAAAAATTAGGAACTGCATCAAAAGCCGTTGTATTCTATGGAGATTTTTCTGGACTTGCTATAAAAGAAACAGAAGAAATGGAAATTCAAATTTTATTAGAAAAATTTGCAACACAACATGCTATAGGAGTTGTTGGATATTCTGAATTAGATGCTAAAGTTGAAAATACACAAAAAATTGCTGTTGCAGTATCTGGAACAACAGACCCAACAGCTAGTAAATAGACTTCCTAAAAGGAGGACAAACAATGAAAGTAAGTGAAATCACTGCAAAAGATATAACTAATTATTTAAGATTATCAGAAGTTAGTGAAGAAGAAAATAAAAATATTGAACTATTTTTAGATATTGCTAAAAATTATATTGAAAATTATACAGGAATACCACAAATGTCCGAAGATAAAGAAACAGAGACACTTGATACATATTCGGACTTTATCATTGTTGTTTATATTCTATGTCAAGACATGTATGACAATAGAGTCATGTATGTAGATGGCAAAAACATAAATAATACTGTAAAAACTATTCTTGATATGCACACGAGGAATAATTTATGATAAATGCGGGTGATTATAACAAAAAAATATCTATATATCAAATTGAAGAAATAGAGGATAATGATGGATTTGTTACAAAAAATGAAGTTATTATCCTTGAACCTTTTTCTAAAGTAAAAACAACAAAAGGCTATACTTTAATTGCAAGTGGCTCTGACTTTGAAAATGCTTATACTAATTTTACTATTAGATATTCAAAAAAAGTAGAAGATGCATATTACAATTCAAATAGAGATGTATATGTAAAATATAAAGATAAAATTTATACTGTTGAATATTTAAATAATGTAGATGAGGCAAATATTGAACTTGAAATACAATGTAAAAGAGTGACGAAATAATGGCAAGATTTAAAGAAGAACTACCAAATGATTTAATAAAGATGTTTCAAGAATTAGACCAAGATAGTGAAAAAATGATAGGAGAAATGACAAAGGCAGGAGCAGAAAAGGTATATAAAAATGTACTTAAAAATGTTCCTGCTTCTTTTAAAAATTCTAATATAATGAAGTGCTTAAAAATAACAAAAGTATATAAAACACCAAGCGATGGAGGAATAAATACTAAAGTTGGCTTATATGGATATTTCAAGAACAAAAGAGGAGTAACAACACCAGCACCACTTGTTGGAAATATTTTTGAACATGGAACATCAACAGTAAAGAAACATCCATTTATGCGTAAATCATTTAGAAAAGCAGAAATAGAGTCAGAAATGAAAAAGATTCAAGAAAAATATTTACCAAAGGAGTAATTATGGAAAGTGAAATAAAGAAGATTTTAAAATTAGATGTTCCGGTTGCACATTTAAAATATAAAGGAAACAAAAAGACTTATATTGTATGGACAATAATAGATGAAGAACCGATTTCTTCAAGTGATGATGAAATAACAGATAGTGAAGTAACTGTTGATATAGATATTTATAGTGATAGCAATTATTTAAAAACAATGAGTTCAATAAAAAATAAAATGAAAGAAAATGATTGGACATGGGATGGAGATAGTCAAGAGTTTTTTGAAGAAGAAACAGGCTTATATCATAGAACATGTTCTTTTAAGAAAGGTAGGTATATAAATGGCTAGTATAGGATTAAGAACAGCAAAATATAATAAAATAGATTATGCTACAAAGAAATATGCAGCGTTAGCAAAAGAATCAATAGTACCAGTTTTAGGAAGACTAATTGATGCAAAACCAAATCCAGAAAAAAATAGTACAAAACTTTATGCAGATGATATAGAAGCAGAAAGCGATACATCATTTAAAGGTGGAACTGTAAATATAACAGTTGATGATGTTACTGATGAAGTATATGCAGATATAAAAGGATGTACAATTACTGAAAAAGAAGTTATAGACAATTCAGAAGATATAGCACCAGAAATTGGTTATGGTCATATTGTTACTAAAGTATACAAAGGGGTAAAAAGTTTTAAAGTGGAATTTTTACCACGTATTCAAATAACAAAAGTAACTGCGGATAGAAAAACAAAAGGAGAATCAATTGAATATAATACAGTATCAATTGAAGCAGATTTAAAAAAATTAGAAGAAGAAATTAATGGTATGGAAGTTGGAACTTGGAGAAAAATGAAAACATTTGCAACATTACAAGAAGCTCAAACATATTTAGACGGACTTTTAACACCATCAAAATAATTTCAAATAAAAGTAGTAAAAGTAGGCTAATTTTTAGTCTACTTTTAATTTTTTAGGAGGTAAAAAATGACAAATACTATAAAACATTTTAAATGTGGAGATACAGAGTATCCATTGGCATTTACAATGAATGTAATTGAAAAAATACAAGATAAATATGGTTCATATGAAAAATGGGGAGATATGACAGACAGTAAAAAACAAGAACCAAACATTGGAGCATTAAAATTTGGAATAACTGAAATGATTAACGAAGGAATAGACATTGAAAATGAAAATTTAGAAACTAAAAGAGAATTTTTAACAGCAAAACAAGTTGGAAGACTTATAACAGAATTAGGAATGAAGAGATTAACAGACAAAGTTCAAGAAACAGTAATTGAATCAACAAAGACTAACGAAGAAGAAAAAAACGTGTAATCCACGAGGATGAAGAATTTATTATTGATTTCTCGTGGATATTATTTATTGGACATTGCTTATTAGGTTTTAGTGAAAAAGAAGTGGGGAGAATGACTTTATCAAAATTTCTGAAATTATATAAGCATTATAAAAACGATTATGATTTTAAATTGAAACATATAACATATGAAGAAATAGAAGAAAGAATAAATCATCAAGGAGAAATGTTTAGTGATGAATAAGATGGAAAAAATTAAATGCCCTCAATGTGGACAAACTCTGCTTTTTATAAGTCACATTGAAGGAGAAATAAAATGCACAAGATGCAAAAATAAAATACGAATACAAAAAGAAAAGAGTGAGGAACACGCACATACAGAGTTAGTGAAGTAGTTACCCAATACCTTTCTTTATTATATAGATTTTTATAAATAAAGAAGGTGAAAAAATGGCATCAAGTTTTGGAGGAACAGTCAAATTAACTGGAGAGAGTGAATACAGAAAAGCGTTAAGAGATATAACAACTAATTTAAAAGAAGTTTCAAGTGAACTAAAATTAACAAATACACAGTTTTCATCTGGAGATAAAACAGTAAAAGAAACAAAAAATGCTTACACAAATATGAATACAACTATACAAGAACAGAAAGAAAAAATCAGCAGTTTAAGAAGTGCGCTATCAGAAGCGGAAAAAGAATATGGCTCAAATAACGAAAAAGTAAAAACATTTAAAACACAACTTAATAATGCAGAAACACAATTAATTCAAATGGAAAATGCAACGGATAAAAGCAATAAAGGACTAGATGAATTAAAAGATGGTTTTGATGATGCAGGACAAGGAGCAATAAAATTTGGAGATTTGCTAAAAGCAAATGTTTTAGGAGATTTTATTACGAGTGGCTTGAAATCAGTAGCAGTTGCCGTTAAACAAGTTGGTTCTACATTATTAAGTGTTGGAAAAGATGCCCTAGATAGTTATGCTAATTATGAGCAACTTGTAGGTGGTGTAGAAACATTATTCAAAGACAATGCTGGTGTTGTTGAAGAGTATGCAAGTAATGCATATAAGACAGCGGGATTATCAGCAAATGATTATATGGAAACAGTAACATCATTTTCAGCAAGTTTGTTACAAAGTTTAAATGGAGATACTAAAAAGGCAGCAGAAGTATCTAATAGAGCAGTAGTTGATATGGCAGATAATGCTAACAAAATGGGAACTGATATGACAAGTATTCAAAATGCTTATCAAGGTTTTGCAAAACAAAATTACACAATGCTAGATAACTTAAAGTTGGGATATGGCGGAACTAAGGAAGAAATGCAAAGATTAATAAAAGATGCTGCAAACATGAAAGATGTACAAAAAGAATTAGGAGTAACAGTTGATGCAAACAGTATGTCATTTGGAAATATAGTAAATGCAATAAGTGTAATGCAGAAGAAAATGGATATAGCAGGAACAACATCAAAAGAAGCAAGTACAACTATTCAAGGTTCAATTGCATCTTTAAAATCTGCTTGGGACAACTTATTAACAGGTGTTGCAGATGATGATGCAGATTGGGATAATTTAGTATCTAATTTTTTTGATAGTATTTTTACAGCAGCAGACAATGTCTTGCCAAGAATAGGTACAATAGCATTTGGAGTAATGTCATTAATAAGAGATACTGTTACAGAATTATTACCAGAAGTTATAAGTATGTTAATAGATTTTGCAACTACTCTAGTAGATGATATTTCAGGGTATTTGCCAAATGTAATGGAAAGTATTGGACAAGTAGGAAAAACTATTTTAGATACTTTTATTTCATTATTACCAGATATTCTACAAATAGGAATAAATGTATTAACATATTTAATACAGGGAATTGCAGAAAGTCTGCCAAATTTAATTCCAGCTATTGTTGATGCTGTATTATTAATGACAACAACATTACTGGATAATATAGATATGATAATCGATGCAGGAATACAATTACTAATTGGTTTAGCAGAAGGACTGGTAAATGCTTTACCACAATTAATTGATAAAATACCTGTCATTATAGATAAATTATATATTGCTATATCAAATAATGTACCCAAATTGGTACAAGCTGGTATTAAACTTACAATAAAACTTGCAGAAGGATTAATAAAAGCAATTCCACAACTTATTAGTAAAATCCCTCAAATTATCGGTTCATTAGTTAGAGGTTTTACAAATTATTTCTCTAATATGCATGAAGTTGGGAAAAATCTTGTATCAGGTATTTGGGAAGGAATAAAAAATGCAAAAGATTGGTTGCTTGGAAAAGTTAAAGAATGGTGTGGAAATATTTTAAATGGTATTAAGGCTTTTTTTGGAATACATTCACCTTCAAAAGTATTTAAAGATGAAATAGGAACAAACCTCGCCTTAGGTGTAGGAGAGGGATTTTCTGATACAATGAAAACAGTATCGAATGATATGTCTGCATCAATACCAACGGAATTTGATATTAATTCAACAGTAACAAAAGCAGATACATCAAATCAATTGACATTAGAAAATATAACGAAATCTTTTGTAACTGCTGTAAAAAATTTGGATGCACAAATAATAATTGATAAAGATGTGGCAGGAAGATTTGTTATTACATCTGTCAATAATAAGTTTGGAGAAGTAATGTAGAAGGAGATGAAAATGATGAAAGTAAGAAGATTTATACTTGAAAATGAAAAAGGGCAACATTTTAGATTAGATAGTTTAGATGAAGGATGTTTTCTTACATCTCCTTCTGAGTTAGGATATGCTTATAATATTAATTTCGTACAATCGGAAAATGAATTTATTGAAAACAATAGAAAAATTGAACAAAAAAAACCAAAAGGAACACTATATTTTAAATCATATGATAAAATAAAAGAATTTGGTGATTTTGTAGAAAGCTCTAAAAAGTTAAAATGGTTATATATAATTCCGTTTGAAAAGGAAGAAAAAACATATTATAGAGATGTTACTATAATAAAATTAGATAAAACGGAAAAAACTGGAAAATGGCTTGCGTGTCCTGTAGAATTTGCCGGACTTTCTTTGTGGTATGAACAAAATGAAACAATATTCAAAATAGAAGCATACGAAGATGAAATGAGATACAATTATAGGTGGAATAGTAGATATATAGATTATAATACAAGAGCAATACAATTTGACAATAAAGGGCATGTAGAAGCACCAATACAAGTTGAAATTGATGGATTTGTACAAAATCCAACCATCACAGTTTTAGTTGACGATGAAGAATATGCAAGTATCAAAATTCCAGTTACGATTAATGAATTTGAAAAACTTTTATATTCAAGCAAAATAGGAGAGATATACATACAAAAACAAAATACAGATGGAACAAAAGAAAATCTGTGGAGAAAAGAATATATTGATATTACAAAACAAAATATTTTCAAATTGCCAATACGGAGTATCAGAAATAAGACTAACAGCAGACGATGATGTTCTAAATGCAAAATTAACTATATTTCCGCAATATAAGGTGGTGTAAACTATGAGTGTAAAAGCAACTTTTAATAATATAGAGTATGATTTAGTTTATAACGAACAAAGTGGATTTTATGAAATAGAAATCGAAGCACCGAAAACTGGCGGAATATACAATGCAGAAATAACATTTAAAGATTTAATAGAAAACACAGAAACATCAACAAAGAAAATTCAAATATGGGCAAAAGAAAAAAGCATTAATGTATCAAAAGAAACATTAGTGTATTTTTTGAGTAAAACAGATTTGGAAATAAAAGATGTAATTGAATTTGAAAATTATGAGTATATCATAGATGAAGAAACAAATAAAAACACAATATTCAATATAATGAAGAAAATAAACGCTGAAAATGGCGATATAGTCGTTTTACAGCGAAATGGTAACATAGATTATGCTGGAAAAATAAAAGATATAGAGAACGAAGATGGAGAGTTAAAAAGGAAAGTTACATTAAAGTATATATCTAATATATTTGATAGAAAAATTATACTTGAAAATGAAAATTTGATTAGTGAAGTTGGAATAGAAGATTTTATTGCTAAAGAAATTTATAACAATTTTACTAATTCAGATGATACATTATTAAATATCAAATGGTTAGATGTTGAAGTTAAAACACATACAAAAATAACAAAATCAGTAGATAATGATAATGGAATTTATAATTTTCATACATTTATAACAAATTGCAGTCAAAATTATAATATTGTACTTGATTTTTCGTATGTAAATAAAAGAATAAAATTAACAATATATAAGCAAGAAAACGAAGTACAACTGATAGATACAACAATTCAAGATATCAGTAATTATGCAGAAAAGTTTGAAACAAGCGTTATTTCAAAAGTAGTTGTAAAAACTAACACAGACATACAAACATGGTATTTGTTAAGTGACAGAACAACAACTCAAAATAAAGATGATGTTAATAGAGCAATTGGAGATATTGAAACTGTATATACAGCAAAATCAGAAGATGCAATGCAAACAGCATTAGATAAATTTAAATCAAATACTTATAATCACTATATATCATTTAAGATAAATAGAAATAGTAAACTATTTGATGTAGACAAAATGAAAGTGGGAACACCGCTTAGTGTAAGAACTAATAATAATATAATATTAGATACTTATATTTCAGCAATAAAAGACGACGGAAGCAATTTTATTGAAATAACATGCGGAAATATGAGAGTTAACTTTATAGATAAATTATTGAAAGAGAGGAATAAAGAATGATAAAAGGTTTTAGATTTACAAATCAATTAGCAAATGCAGAAGTAGATGCAAGAATACATCAAGAATTTTTAAATAAAAATGATGGTATTTTCTACGGAATGGATTTAAGCAAAACTAACAATTCAATAACAATTTCGGAAGGCTTGTGTGAGATAGCGGGAAGACCTGTTGCAGTAATAAATAATGAAACTGTAGCAGTGAGCACAGAAAGTTTATACTGTTTACTAATATTAGAAATTGATTTATCAAAAGAATCAACGAAAGATAGTTTTAGTCAAGTATCTTTTAAATTATTAACATCAAGTTCTAGTTATCCGTCTGTCACACAACAAGATATCAACAAATACAACGGAAAAAATAGTTTATATCAATTAGAATTTGCTAGATTTAAAAGTGGAACAAGCGGAATAACAGAATTTAAAGATACTAGACAATTCTTGAGTTTTGATGGAATCTATTCTCAAATAAAGAGCGATTGTAGAAATGTTCTAGCAGAAATGACAAGAGAATTAGCTGCAGTCGAAAATGGGAGTGCATACATATTAGGAGGAAAATTCAAAATACGGCAGTTGCTTATCTAGAAGAAATGTAGAAGACAAATTTGTAGCAACAGTATCTTTTGAGGCAAATAGAAACTATATAGTTCTTGCAGCAGAAATAGAAACAGAGTACGGCTGGCAACCAACAAGCAATTTCTATTATGGTACAGACGAGATGGATAAGTTTGGAATACAGATGAGGTACCATAATTTGGTTGGGTATATATCTAATGAACAGTTTACAACATTTAGAGTGTATGTTGCAGATATCACACCGGAGGGATAGTATGAAAATACAAGAAATTATAGTAGAACCGACTAAGGTTAAAGTTGGTTCTACTTTTAGATTAAAAGTAAAAGCAATAAATTATTTAACTTATAAAGAAATGAAAACAAAGAATTATAAATATTTCAAAAATTATAAATATAAAGACTTGAAAGGAGCATAAAATGGCTGAAACAAGTAAAAATAAAATATATTACAATGATGATGAAAATAGTGTAGCAGATGTACTTGCTGATATGAAGAAAATGGCAGAAAGTACAGATAAGGCAATAGAAAATTCGAAATATAATGATGCTCAAATAAAAAAAGATATTTCAGAAGCAAAAAAAGAACAAGCATTAAAAGATGCAGAACAAGATAATAAAATAATAGAATTACAAAATGAAAAAACAGAACTAGAAAAAGAGTTAAAAGAAGCCCAAGAAGACTTTTATCAAAACTCAATACGAGGACAAGCAAGCGGAGAATACATACACGTAGAAGACAGTAGCAACTGTAGAAGCATAATTAGAATAAGTGGAAATCACGAGCAAGAGACGAGAAGTGGAAAGAATCTATTATTAAATGATACAGATAAAGGAACAGTAAATGGAGTCACATTTACAAAAGACTCAAAAGGTATAATAAAAGCAAATGGAACTGCTACAGATGCAATTGTAGTTTATTTAGGTAGTAAATTCACAACAATTGCAGCAGGCACATATAAGTTGAGTGATGGTAGAAATGATGAAAGTAAAGATACATTTTTTACATACGTAGATTGTTATAATACAGATGGTTCTGCATATGCAACTGGAAATTTAATAAGTACATCAGATGGTTCTGTAAAAACATATACAGAGTCAAAACTAATAAAAGGAAGAATTGTAGTAAGAAAAGGAGTAACACTAAATAATATTGTATTTAAACCGCAACTAGAACTTATAAAAAATGCTAGTGCTAGTGCAACGGAATACGAACAATACGGAGCAAGCCCATCACTAAACTATCCAAGTGAGATTAAAACTGTTGGGGATAATGTAAACTTGTTTCCAGGATGGGAAAATGGAACTATAGATAGTACAAGCGGAGAAAAAATAGCCGACCCATGGTATATTAGATGCAAAGACTTTATTCCAATTGTTTATGGTGTGTTTTATACTATATCACAGATAAATAGTGTTAATTTTAATAATATGAATTGTGCAATAAGACTGTATGACAAAGATAAAAAATATTTGGGAAGTCAGTATGTAGGTGTCATTTTTAAACAAAGTTTAACATTTACAGTTAATAATTTAAACGTAAAGTATATAATACCAGTCGTATCAAATGGAATAACAGTTCCACAAAATGCAAAAACAGATATTAAACTAGAAAAAGGCACAGTAGCAACGCCATACAGTTCACACGGTCAAGGCAATGTGAAGATAACAAAATGTAATAAGAATATAATGCCGATTTTAAATTTAGGAAATAACTACGAATATACAGGAAACGGCATTAAGAGTTTAAAGAGAAATGATGGAGTAGAAGTAACACGTTTTAAAGTTAAAAAAGGCCAGACTATAAAATTTGGACTAAAACTATTTTCAAGACCAACTCAGGACACATCATGGACAATTTATTTCGACAATTTAGGAATAGCATCGTTTGCACATTTAGAGAATAGTTCTTCTTTTGATTTAAATAAAGTCTACGAAAAAACATATACTGCAAATATAGACGGAGACATTTTTATAAAGTTGTGGGGAAATGCTAGTTCAGACATATTTGAATTTCAATTGTGGGCAGAGTTAAATATTTTAACAGACTACGTACAACACGAAGAACAATCATACATAATGCCAGTTCAACAAGAAATGCTAGAAGGAGATACATTTGACTATGATAATGAAGAAGAAGTGCATATATGGGGAAAAACAGTTTTAACAGGAGATGAAAACTGGAAACTAGAAAGTACAGGAAGATTTGGTATTATAAAAAGTGATTTGCCAGAAATTCCTGCAGCAACATCAAATAGTAATGATTATCTAGGAAATATGTGTAATTCTTATAAAGAAAGTACACCAGTATTGACGTGGAAAAAAGTACAAGGCTTTTGTGTTGATATGTCATCATGTTTGAGAATATATGATGATAAATATAGTACGAATAATGACTTAGAAGGATTTAAAACATATTTAAAATCAAAATATGATGCAGGAACACCAGTTGTGATTTATTACAAATTACAAACACCAACAAGGTTAAAATTCACAAACGAACAAAAAGCAGTAGCAAAAGAACTAAACAACGCAAGAACATATAAAAACGTAACAAACATAACAACAGATAGTAAAGCAATATTGAGTTTAGACTATGCAAAAGATTTAGAAACATTATTAACCTCAAAAGAAAGTGAGGTGTAGATAATGCAAGAAATGTTAGAAATGATAAGTAAATTCGGTGTGTCGCTTGTAATAGTTGCATTGTTCTTATATGACTGGTTTACGACAAGAAAAGATATGCAAAAAACATTAGAGCAAAACAGTAAGTGTTTAACTGAAATACAAAATACAAATAGAAATACGGCTAAGTCACTTGAACTTTTGCAAAAAAGCATGGACAACCAGTCAGAGTTTTTGCAAGTGCATGATAAAAGATGTGAAGCGATAGAGAAAGACATCGAAAAAATAGAAATTAGAATGGAGGAAAAATAGTTATGAAAGATAAACAATACAGAAATGTAACTTTAATAATTGTTTCAATTTTGGTAGGATTATTAGGCGGATTTGGATTTTACAATGCAAATAAAGATAAGTCAAATGATGAAATAATTAATAGTGCTGTAAATGAAGTGTTAGATTATATTGATAATAAATCTAGTACAGAAATACCAAGTCTAACAGAAACAGACGAACAATCATTAGAAGTTCAAGAAACAGAAGCAGAAGGTTTTGAAGAACAAGGAATAGTAGCATATGAAGGCTCAGAAAAAGCACCAAATGTTCAATTAGGAGAATATGCAGGATTAACATATTATTCACAACTAGACAATAGATGGCGTTATAATATGTATTCTAGTGTAGGAGATAGTTCACAAACAATAGGAACATCAGGATGTGGGCCAACTTCTGCAGCAATGGTTGTTTCAAGTATAAAAGGTAATATAACACCAGACCAAATGGCAAACTTATATACACAATATGGTTATCGTTCTGCAAACCAAGGAACATACTGGAGTGCATATAAATGGACCGCTGATGTGTTTAATATTGGATATAGTGAATGTTATAAATTGGATGATGCAGTAGCAAAATTAAAAGATAATCATTACATAATAGCAAGTTGCAATCAAGGACTATTTACATATGGAGGACATTTTATAGTTTTAACAGGAGTTGAAGGAGATTATATAAAAGTATATGACCCTTATTTGTATAACGGAAAGTTCAATGTAAGTTCTAGAAGAGGAAAAGCAACAGTTAGTGGTAATACAGTATATGTATCAATAGAAAATTTTAGAGCATATGCTAATTATCAAAAATTCTTCTGTTTTAAAAATGATAGAACAGACATAAAAGAAAATACAACAACAACAGTAGTAACAGATAACACAACATCAAATGTAAATACAGTAAATTATCAAGTTAGAATTACTGCAAATGGTGGTTTGAATATTAGAACAGGAGCAAGTACATCATATTCAAGAGTTGGTGGATATGCAAAAGGTTCAATAGTAACTATATTAGCAGAGTCAAATGGATTTGGAAAAACAAATCTTGGTTGGATATCTTTAGCATACACAAGCAGAGATATCAGTACATTAAATACTGTTCAAACAGTCGGACAAACTAAGAAATTAACTAGAGATAGTATCTTATATAGTAATTCAAATTTGACAGGTTATAAGTATAATTATAAAGCAAATACAACCATAGCAATACTACAAAACATATCAAGTAATGTAGATAAAATTAGAGTTAATATGACTGGTAGAGTTGCATACATAAACAAAAGTAATTACACAAATGTATCAGTAACACAAAGTACAACTAGAAAGATAAAAGCGTGTACAATATACTCAAAATCAAATTTGAGTGGTGTAAGATATCAATATAAAGATAATACTTCTGTTATTGTTTTGCAACATGTTAATTCTTATGTTGATAAGGTAAGAGTTAGAATGACGGGGAGAATTGCCTATATAAATGTTAATAATTATAGATAAAAAGAAGAGGTAAGTTGATTAATTTCAATTTACCTCTTTTTTGTGTTTTATGGCTTAAAATCAAGGCATATAATTACATTAATTGAAAAATAAAACGACTTAAAATTGATTTTAAAGGCTTGATTTTTGGTTGAAATATCAATAAAAAATAGATATATAAAATCGACACCGTTCGACACACAAAATTAACATAATGTGCTACAATATATGTAGAGGTGATGAATATGAACGAAGCATATATTAAATCACTACAAATGATGAAATATTTAAAAATAAGACTAACAAGAAAACAATATACAGAATTAGCAAAAAGATTTAACTTATTAAGCATACAGAGTTTACAATTTATGTCAAAAAAGAGTTATGAAAGTATAATTACAAGTATACTAAAAGAGAAATAGTCCCGAATGGGACTTTTTTTGAATATTTTTTAAAATAATGTAAATAATATAAATATGATTAATTATTATGAAAAAAGTAAAAAAGAATTTATAAAATATATAAAAAAGAATCCGTATGTGACAAGAGAAGAGTGGGATGAGTATGCTCACCAAAATTGTTTATTTAGTGCACTTACTTTGTGTTCTCATGAAATAACAGAAAATACATTAGAAATATTACAAAAGCATAGTAAGAATGAGTTTGAATATTTAAAAGAAATGTTTATAATAATTCCAGACAAACGTTTAATAATTTTAAAGAATAAAATAAAGAAAATTATTGGCTTAAAAAGAAAAAACGAGGAAAAAGATGCAACAAGATAATGTAAAGAGAATAAAGAGTTTGAGAAATAAATTGCATAAAAGTATCAAAAAACACGGAGTAAATGCAGAAGAAACAAGAAAAATAAGCGATGAAATGGATAAGTTAATAAACGAATATTATAATAATATACAAAGAATAAGCTATCCTGCTGATAGCGAAATGAAAGTATATTATGAACAGTCATATAAGCAACTGAAAATCGTAACACAACAATTAGAACGATTTCCGTATACACAAGAGTGGAATAAATTTGCAAAAGAAAATTGTTTACTAAGTAGTATGTCAATGCAATATATTTCAAAGCTTAACTGGAATTATTTGAGAACAAAAGTGCTAAGAGAATTAAATATGGATATATAAAAAAATTGAAAAAATTTTTCCGCACAGTTACTGACTTTGCGGACTTTTTTGTCGAAAACGAGATTGGAAAACTTGACATTATTTTTCATTCATATAAAATAAGAAAGAAGAAGATACTTGACGGCAATCTTTTATCTTCTTCTAACCCAAATTTTCATACTTAAGAATAAGTACATATACAGTATAACTTTTTAAGTATGAAATGTCAAATTTTATATGAAAGAAGGTTTAAGCTATGAAAGATATAGTAAAAAAAGAAATAGTAAACGAAAATCAAAGAAAAATATTTACAAAAAATGATGGAAAGGGTATAATCAAAAATAATAATAAGTTATTATTAACAAAAGATATTGTGTTAAATAGTGCATTAAATGGATTAAGTTTTAAAGAAAAAATTTTAGTAAGAATGTTTTCAAAAACATTCTTAAAAGTATATAGAAAAGGCATGATTGAATGTTTTAATTATTACAACAAATAGTATGCCATTTTGATTTTAATAATGATACAGATAGAATGGAAACATATTATAGAGGCGAAGCAGAGCCTATGCCATATAATACGAATGGAACATTGAAAGTTAGAGAATTTAGAGGCTCTAGCAAATCAAACATATTATGGACAACAAAAAGGACAATGCAAAGTTGGAATAGCCAAAGATATATTTTTGGGGCACCAATACCAGTAGGATTTGCATTTAAGAGGCCATATGAAGGTGGACATGGAAACCAAAGCCAACATTATGCAGGAGTTGCATTTGATGTTGGCCAAACTTTAAGTCCAACACAAAGAACAAGGCTATGGAGTTCTGCTAAAAATTCAGGAGTATGGTATTATGTGGAACCAATAAGTTTGACACCAACATGGGTACATTTTGATAAAAGATTTGGAACACCTGCATGTTCAACAGGAGGATTTCCACAATTAAAAAGAGGAAGTTTAAGCAATTATGTTTGTATTGCACAAGATGATTTAAATACCTTAGGATTTAGAACAAATGGACTTGATGGAATATTTGGAGCAGCGACACAAACTGCTGTAATTAATTATCAAAAGTCAAAAGGGTTAACAGCAGATGGAATTGTCGGATGTAATACTTGGCGTTCTTTACAAGAAGCGGTTGTTGGCACAGGCCCTACAAGTACAACAATAAACTGATAATATAGAATTTTGGTATTTTTATTTGATTACAAAATCAAAAAAAGCATGATTATTCAAAAATAAATAATCACGCTTTTTTTATATATTAGGAAAGTTATAAAACGTTCCTAATATAAAATTACATTATTCTGCATCCATATCTGTTTCTGCAATTGTTTTTGCTACATTATAGATTAATTTTTGTTTCTCTGGAGAAACGCTTTTAATTAAATCTGTAAATTCTTTATCTAAGTAATTTTCTGAACTGCTAGAAGCACCGTTTAATAGGTAACCTTCTGAAACATCTAATAAATCACATAATTGATTTAATCTTTTTAAGTTAATATGTGAATTACCTCTTTCAACTCTACTTAGGAAAGCAACAGAAATATCAATTTTATCTGCTAAATCTTCTTGTGTCATATTTTTTGCAAGTCTTGCTTGTTTTATTCTAGAACCGATTACACTGTAATCAATAGCCATTTTTTTCACCTTCTTTCATTTCGCTAGTTCATATTATCGAAATTTATAACAATAATATATCATTTAACTTATAAGTTTGGAAGTAACAGGAGACGAAAAATAAACTAATAAATCAAATAAGAGGCAAATAAACTGAAAAATAGACAAAAATACTATAAACATAATCAAAAAATAGAGAAATTACAAGTAAATAAGAATAAAACAGAGATAAAATAAGCAAAATATGGAAAAATAAACATTAAAAACTAGAAAAAACAGAAAAAAAAGTCAAACAAGGTATACATAATTTGAAAATGGAAAGAATATATAGTATAATAAAAAATGTTCGCGTCAAAAAAGGAGAGTGGAGTATATTAGTATAAAAAAATTAAAATTTTATACCAAAGAAACAATAAAATTTTTCAACATAGCATTAATAGCAATTGGTTTTATAATCGCGATAATATTAATAAAATACAAACCAATGTATGAAGTTAAAATAGAAGGAACAACTATAGGATATGTAGAAAATAAAAAATCATTAAACGAAAAAATACAGGAAAATGTGGAAAACTATAGTAAAGAAAATATTGAAAGTGCAGAATTAACTGCAACACCAGAATACGAATTAAAATTAGTGAACAAGTCACAAGATGAAAATGAAGACGAAGTAATAATAGCATTACAAAATGAATTAGAAATAACTTACAAATATTATGAAATAGCGTCAAATAATGAAGTGATTGAAAAGGTTAAAGATGAAGAAACTGCAGAAAAATTAGTAAATGAAATAAAAGAATTATCAAATAATGAAGTAGAATTAACAATAAATGAAAAAACAACAAAAGCACTAGAAGAAATTCAAATTGATGATTTAGAGGTTGCAAAAGAAAATACAGTAGAAAAATTAAATATTGATACAACAGAATCAATAGCTGACATAAATGGAATAAAAGTAGCAACATTGCCAGTAACAGGAACAATATCATCAAGATATGGAGTTAGTAGCAAAATAAGAGTATCAACACATACAGGACTTGATATTGCAGCAACTACAGGAACACCAATAAAAGTTGTAGCAGATGGAACGATTACATTTGCGGCATATAGCGGTTCTTATGGATACATTGTAAAAGTAGACCATGGAAATGGGGTAGAAACTTGGTATGGACATACGAGTAAAATGCTTGTAAAAGAGGGTCAGGCAGTAAAAGCAGGTGATACAATTGCATTAGTTGGAAGTACAGGAAATTCAACAGGTCCACATTTACATTTTGAGGTAAGAATTAATGGAGAGCATGTAAATCCACAAAAATATTTATATAATTAAAAGTTTTGATAGAAAAATCAAAAAAATGTCGAAAATTGCGATGAAAAGTACAACAAAATGTACAAAAAAACATTGCAATTCTCGACATTTTATGATATTATAAATTCACTTTCAAATTAGAAAGTTTTAAAATTCGATAAAAATTTAAATTCAAAAATCAAAAAGTCCAAATCCGGACAAAAACATCATTCAAAAATCAATTCAAAAATCCAGTTCATGGATAAATTTAAATTTTGAAAAAAACAGGAGGTGATAGAAAATTTTTCAAGATATATATTAACCTCAAAATAAATATTGACAAAATTTAAAATACAGATTATAATAAAGGAGAAGATGCCATATGGTAATATTTACATACAAAGACTATATAAAACAAAAAGAATATGATAAAGCACTTTTTGGATTATGGAACACTATCCAAAAAAATAAGAATCCAGAAGTATATAAAAGCAATTTATGTGTAAGTGTAATGGAAGATAAAGAAGAATACATTCTATGTTCAGGTGAAGATATTGAAGAAGAAAACAAAGAAAAAATTACAAAAAATAAAGTAAACCATGAACACGACAAAATATTTAGAACAGTGTTAAGCAAAAAAATAGATTTAGCAAAATTTTTAAACAAATTTTTAAGTTTAAAAATAAAGACAGAAGAACTTGAAAAATATAACAATAGTTATATAAATCAAAGATTTAAAAATCGAGAAGCAGACGTTGTTTACAGAATAAAAAATCAAAATATATTTTTATTAATAGAACATCAAACAAAGATTGACAAGAAAATGCCAATCAGGTTATTAGAATATAGTACAGAAATTATGGAAAGTGCTATAGAAGATAAAAAATACAAAACAGAACCAAGGGTAATACCAATAGTATTATATACAGGAAAAGCAAAATGGAATGTTAATGAAGACACAAAAGTTAGTCAACAATTATTTGAAAAAGTAAAAATAATAGATGGAAAATTCAATTTAATTGACATTAATAATTTTAGCGAAGAAGAATTGATAGAAGATGATATATTTATAACAAAAATGATGTTAGTAGAAAAGTGTAAAGATACCGAGAAAATAGCAGAAACACTTTATAAAATTACAAAAATAATAAAAGAAGAAGACAAAACAACATTCAAAAAAATTATAAAAGAAATATGGGCAGAAAAAATAGGTACAGAGAATACAAATAAAATATTAAAAAAATTAGATGAAGGAGATGATTGTATGCTAGCAGTAATTGAAATGATAAGAGAGGAAAACCAAAGGTACATTAATATTGGAAGAAAAGAGGGCAGAAAAGAGGGCAGAAAAGAGGGAAGAAAAGAAGGAAAAGTACAACAAATTCAGGAAATAGTACAAAAAATGTTAAATAAAAAAATGACAGAAGACATAATTCAAGAAGTAACAGGATTAAAAAAAGAAGAAATAGACAAAATA